TTGTCAGATCTCTAAGAAATGTTAAGGCGGGGCAACAAGTAAGATTTAATAATGGAGAAGTTGCGGGGCAGGGAAGTGTTACCGTTAACCTTCCACCATCACAGCCGCCAGTTCATCATACACAGATAATTCATACTAATAAAGAAGAAAAAAGACGACCTAAACCAGCTAGGAGCGACTGGTGGGATGAATGGAAAGCTTATTTTGGCTTGTATTATGGAACTTAAATAAAAAGGGAGAGACCGAAATCTCTCCCTTCTTTCTCACATGTATGTGTTTGGGTCCATTAGAATTTTAATTAGAATGAATGCAGCTATAGCTAATATAGCTACTCCTACAGATAGAATAATCATGAGCATTAGTCGTCAGAGTCCGCTAGTGATTGAAAATATGACATCGTGTCATCCGCATCTTCCGAGCCAAAAGGTTCAGAGCTAGATTCGGATATCTTTGGATCTGGGTCAAATGGAAGATCATCATCTAGAGCAGTCTTAGCAGCTACTTGTTGTCGAGCGTGCTGAGGAGTTACTCCACCAGTAGCAGTTAACCCAAGAACTGAATCGAGCTTACGTTTAAGCTCGTCATAACTCTTAAAGTTATCTGCAGACAGTATAGCCTGAAGACTATGACACTCTCTCCATATATTCTCTATCTCTTTATCGTTATCCGATAGAGGAGATGGTTCATCAAACTCTGACTTATCATAGTTTGGATATCCCTCTACCATACGAATCTTAAGCTTAAAGTTTGCTCCTTCCCAAGGATCAAATGGATTCATTGGGCTCTCGTCTTCAAACTCCGGATTCATCTTTTCATTGAGTTTGTTAAAGATTTTCTTTCCATATTTGTACTTAAAAACTTTTCCTTCGTTCTCTGGAGCTGCCGCATCTTTGATAACTTTAATATTAGAAACAAAGTGTTGGCGACGCTTTTGTTTGCGAGCCTGTTTACGCTCTGGAGACTCATCGTCTGATGATGCTGCCCAGAGCTTACCATTAAACTGAGCGACAGGATCTTCCTGTCCTATAGAAGTCAGAGAATTTTCGATGTACCATTTACCGGTTGGTCCTTGGAATCCGTGATCCCAATAGCGTACATATGGAACGTCCTCACCTGGAGGAGCAGGGAGGAACCTGATTACCGCGTAGCCATTTCCAGCTTTATCGCGGGTTGGTTTCCAGTAGGTTTCATCTTGAGTTCGCTCATTACCCTTAGTGAGCTTTTCTAAATCGTTTGATAGTTTCTCAAACGCGGATTTTCTGTTCTTTTTAAGGTCAGCAATATTATTTGGCATGTGTATTCTCTTGTATGTTTGTATGCAATATATTTCACCTTTATCATAATATAGACTTTATTTATATCACAGTAATGTAAAAATGTCAAGGCTTAAATGAGTTAGAGATATTTGTTATCCATTAGCCCTCTCCCTTATCTCTTAGCGAATGTAGATTTTCCAGAGCCAGACAGACCACGAATGATATACAAGTGCGGCATTATTCAGCCTCTTTTGCTTCGGCTATGAGATCTCTCAGCACTTTTACTATGAATCCATTAAAAGTTAGACCATTCTCATGGGCTTTCATCAGTGTATCTGTCAGTAATTCAGTCTCACATTCAAAGTCTACTAAAGAGTCTGTCTCATCTGGGTTTCCAAAGTTGTCATTGGAGAATTGTATGGCTGCTTTATACTCTTCTTCAAGCTCGGAGGTAAACGGTTCGATATCTTTCAAAAACTTCTGAATAGGATTCATTTGCTAGCTCTTTCTCTTATCTCTTCAAATGTAGTCTCATTAACAAGTTCACCATTCATGTAACGAAGCTTAAGAAGATTCTCTTCAAGAGCCTCTTCTTTTCTCTTCGTCTCGTATCCATCACCATTCTTAACTAGAGCAAGAATTCCTCTCTTCGAATTCTTATCAGAGTCAGTGACTGGTTGCTTATATACGTCTCTCCATGAGCCGTTCACGTGAATCGCAGAACACTTCATCGCGAATTTCATCGTGTCTCTGTTCACTTGTTGGAGTAGTGCTCCACCCTGACCAAATGCAACGTTATCGGCGCTGAACCCAGCAATAGATAGTGAGAACAGAATTCCCTGAATAGTAGCATGATCGATTCCATCACCCTGAATGATGCGAACATTATTCAGAACTCGATAGCTCTTATCATTAATAGTGCTTCCAAAATATTGATCTAGAATCTGAGCGCACTTTGTGACTACTACAGCCGGATCACCAGAATCTGGTCGAATGACTACAGTTGCTCCACTATTGATTACATCATCCTTGAGCTCGGTTCCCCATTTCTTACACGCTTCATAGATGTCGTAACTATCACTAACACACGCGACTAAACCACCGGGTTTAGCGTGTTTCTGAAGCATATTCCTGAACGAATCTACTTCGTGATCTTTTCCCCAACTTGTAACCGTAGAGTGTTCCATTGCCGGAATGCTGAACCCAGCTACAGAATTAGTGTTATAGTGGCTAATGATATATGCTAGAGCCTCGACAGTGTCCGTCCCCTTAAAGTTGATCAGATGAGCAGTTCCACCAATTCTAGCAGACTCTAGAGATGATACACCTCGAGCACCAAAATCGTGAAGCTTGAAGTCGATAAGACTCGGATCACCGGTCCTTTCGAGATAACTTCTAATGATCTTCTTGCTATGATAACTGTTACTAGCCACAGTAGTTGGATACCAAATGGCTCTAAGAAGAGCAGTCTCTAGAAATGAGGTGAGCCACCAACATTTAGGATCAGTGTTAACGATAGTGACTAGAGCATTCTTTGGAGAAAGGACAGTTCCCTCATCAAGGGCTCTAATCGTCACCGGAAGGACACCCTTCCATTCGTTCACAATGTATTCCCATCCCTTCCGATAGAATGGAAGACCGTGAGCCGTGATGAGATACTCTGCCTCCTCGATCATTTCTAGAGTTACAGGATTATCTCGAAGATAGTGAAGAAATGGCTGTAGTCCATTATAGACCACCTTATCATATAGTCCGCCACGAGACTCGATATAAGAATAGACGTGGGTTGTTCCTGATGGATACTGATTCCATTGGCTGTATTTGTATGAATCTGAATTTAAAATGATGTTATTCGTAAGCATGTAAAGCTCCTTTACATTAATTGTGGACTATGCGTCTATCGCACTCCATCTAGATTTCCATTTTTGAGCGACTGATTTCCAATACACTCTATCCTCTTCTCTAGTGGCTAGTTTTTCATTCTCTCTAGCAACTTCATACCCTCTCTTACCTCTATACGCACCGTATTTCATTTTGTTGGTACGTGCACTTGTTCTTTACCATGGCCTATAGATGGACGAGATTTATCAGGGTTCTCCTTCATCCAGTCCTGAACGAACCAGAGCTGACCACATCCACCACCTATAGTATCCTGGCCGGCTGGATCGAATACTCTTGTATCAAATCTACGAGCCACAAGCTTTTCAGCAAAATTTACTGCTAGTTCTCGTTGATGATCATTAGTAGCTGGCATTCCATCATTGCGCTCGCAAATTACGGAAACAGTGGCATTAAAAAATGCTGGATCATATATTAACATAAGGCGATCAGCGTCTTCATCGCTGTTATTACCATCATGAGCACAATAATTAAAGAATGGTTTTCTTCCATCATTAATTTCAAAATACCATTTAATGCCAGCATCAGACATTTCTTCTAGGCCCATTTTATTCTTGAACGGAACCAGTTTATTTCGTCTTTCGTTAGTAGTTTCATGAACAGAAAATTGAAGACCAATTGTTGGAATATCTCGGCTTGCTTTAAACAAATGTTTCCATTGAACATCGGGAATTCGTGGGCCTGAAGTACTAATCAATAGCTTAGCATGAGTATACTTTTCATATAAAGTATACATAGCTGGGATGAGAGCTTTTAGATTAAGAAGAGGCTCACCCATCGACATAAACATAATCTGAAGCCTCTTCATTTGACAAGCTTCAATGCCGGATTGTTCGATAGAATACTCTACCTGATGTACGATCTCTTCTTTAGTTAAGTTTCGTACGAAATAGTCTCCAGCTCCACAGAATCTACAACCAACAGGACACCCAGATTGCGTAGAACAGCAGATAACCGTTCTCTCTTCATACGTTGGATATCGATAAAGAACACTCTCGGCCACTGCATCCTTTTTGGTATAGACAAACTTGGCTACACTCTCGGCCTCATCATCTATTCTCTTAATGTTGTTCCACATGATAGAATTCCTCAACCAAACTTCTCAGCAATATTCCATCCAATAGTTGTTATCAAAGGACCGACAAATAGACTAGCAATAACAGCTGGAATAAGACCAAAAAGTACGGCCATCGAATATCCAGATATAAAACAAATACAAAGGGTTAGTATATAGCTCAAAAACTTCACTGACAATTCGAATATCCTATTTCACTAAAGGAACAAAATTAGAGATAATATCATAGTGATCATCAAAGAGGTGTTCTCTCTTGACATCTACGAAAGGAATCCACCTAGCCACGGAAGCATCATCACTACCCTTGACCCTCGGAAGCTTCCACTCTCCTTCTCTTAGAGAAATATGAGCGGCAAAAGTAATAGATCTTCCCAGTTGGGATCTACCCTTTGCAGAAAAGCGTCTAATCTCTTTAACGGATCCACGAAGTACTTTCTCAGGAACATCAATGCAGGTCTCCTCTTTTAATTCTCGAATGATGCCATCTAGTGGCTCACAATCCTGTTCAGCATCGAAGTATCCACCAGGAAGAGCCCAGAGGCCTTTACCTGGACTCGACTTACGAGTGATCAGAAGGATATGACCAGACTGAACTACGACCGAATCAACAGTAACAGCAATGATTGGATACTTGTAAGCGGACTTTTCTGCCACAACAGCATCGATGACTCTCTTCTCTTCGAGTATATATTGATACTCTGGAGTATTCTTGAATTGTTCTAGAGATGCCAAAACAGGTGTAGGAACTACACCTGTGAGCCAAGACTGAGTATAATTGTCAGAGAAGTAGAGGTTTCGAATGTCTGTGGCATTAAGAATCTCGACTGCCTCGTGCGAAATGTATTCCCATTGAGGAAACATGCTTAGATATCGAGCAGTATCAGCATCTTTCTTGTATCCAAGAAGTGCATCTCTTC